CTAAATGAGTTACGAGAAAAATTACTGGCTAAATGAAGACAGTAGAACATTTTTATCCAGAGGTTACATTAAAGAATCGCCAGAGCAACGAATCAAAGATGTTGCAAATACCGCCGAAAGATATTTAAAAATAGAAGGCTTTGCAAAGAAATTTGAGGACTATATGACTAGAGGTTTTTATAGTTTATCAACACCAGTTTGGATTAATTTTGGAAAAGACAAAGGGCTTCCAGTTAGCTGCTACGGATCTAATGTTGACGATACTTTAGATAGTATCTTAAACGGAAGTAGAGAAATTGGAATGATGTCAAAATACGGAGGTGGTACTTCAGTATTTTTAGGAAATATTAGAGCAAGAGGAACTAAAATCTCAACAGGAGGAACAGCAGACGGACCTGTTCACTATGCTAGAATGTATGATACAACAGTTGATGTATGTAAACAATCAGAAGCAAGAAGAGGAGCATGTGCTGCATGGTTACCAATCGAACATAGTGATATTTTAGAATTCTTAGATATTGGAACGGATGGTAATCCAATTCAAAATTTACAATATGGAGTTACTGTAACTGATGCTTGGTTAGACGAAATGAAAGCAGGAGATGCTGAAAAACGTAAAGTTTGGGCTAAAGTTATTCAAAGAAGAAATGAGTTTGGCTTTCCTTATATTATGTTTAAAGACAACTCAAATAACAATTCACCGTATAAAGAATTAGGACTTGATATTACAGCAAGTAATTTATGTTCAGAAATTCAATTACCAACAGACTCATTTAATTCATTTGTTTGTTGTTTAGGTTCTATTAATCTATTACATTGGGACGAAATTAAAGAAACTGATGCAATTGAAGTTTACACTATGTTCTTAAATGCAGTTATGGATGAGTTTGTTAAAAAATCTTATAATATGCCAGGAATGAAACGTGCACATCGTTTTGCTGAACAACATAGAGCATTAGGGCTCGGAGTTTTAGGCTATCACTCATTATTTCAGGCTAAATTAATTACATTTGATTCTCTTCAAGCAAAACAATTAAATCACGAAATCTTTTCAACAATGAAAGAACGTAGCGAATTGGCTTCGAGATGGTTACATGATGAAAAAGGTTATCGTTCTATCAGACCAGGATATGCAAACACTACCTTAATTGCAATTGCTCCAACAAAAAGTAGTTCGTTTATTTTAGGACAGGTAAGTATGGGAATTGAACCAATCAAATCTAATTATTTTATTAAAGATTTGGCAAAGTCAAAAACTATTTACAAAAATCCAATGCTAATTCAGGAACTTGAGAAATATGGTTTAAATACACCAGATGTTTGGGAAGGAATTTTAAAAAGAGATGGAAGCGTACAACATTTAGACTTTCCAACAAAGGAAGTTTTCAAATCGTTTGTTGAAATTAGTCCAAAGGAAATTGTGTTACAAGCAGCTCAAAGACAAAAATTTATTGACCAATCACAATCATTAAATTTAATGATTCACCCTTCAGTTTCAGCTAAAGATATTAATACACTTTATCTTTATGCACATGAAGAAGGGGTTAAAACTTTATATTATCAATTTAGCCAAAGTTCAGCACAATCATTCGCAAGAGATATTCTTGAATGTGCAAGCTGTGAGGCTTAAGAAACCGGCAATCTGAAACATGGTTGCATTTTAGGACCGGGACTAGTTCACGGAGGTGTCAAGCAGGGAATTCGCTACTCCCTGCTTTTTTATTTTTAAAAATTTAACATAAAAAGTTTTCCCGATTAAAATATTGTGATTATATTTGTATTTTAAATCAAACAATAATACAGATATATAGATAAAAATAATAAAAATTATGAAATATATTAAATTATACGAAGACTTTATTAATGAGATTGCTGGGTTATATACAGCATCTGATGTAATTGGAAACCCTATTACAATCGGTAACATTGAAGTTGCAGAACGCGACTTAACTGAACTTAACGGCACAGACCTTAAATTGGTTAATGCAAACCGTTTAGCCAAGAAAATGGGTAAAGGTTGGAGAGTACCAACTAAAGATGAATTAGCAACAATGTACCAAAATGTTACCCTATTACCAAACCTTAGAATGAATGCGTTTTACATGTCTTCTGAAACATTTGGTAAAAATGCAGTTTGGGTTCAAAACTTTGGTACAGGAAAACAAGAATACTTTACTGGCGCAGGTCAGGCCTATTCAGTTCGTCTGGTAAAAACAATATAAATATAAATATAAATATGAAACACATAAACACATTTGAAGGATTCTTGAATGAGAATTTAAACGAGGCTAAGTTGCCTACGACTATGCAAGACTAGTTAAATATGATGGATATACACCATCTAATGTTATAAGTTGTTGTAACAAAAAGTCAAAGTCTCACGCTGGATTTGTATGGGAATGGCATGAAGGATAAAAATACGGCAATCTGAAACATGGTTGCATTTTAGGACCGGGACTAGTTCGCGGAAGTTAAGCAGGGAATTCGCTACTCCCTGCTTTTTTATGTTTAGTGAAATTTAAAAGATATATAAAAAATCCTAAATATATTTTTTTATTTCATATAAAATTATTATATTTGTAAACAAAAACAAAATTATGAAACACATTCAATTATTCGAATCGTTTGTAAACGAGAAAATTCTAAAAAAAGATTTAAAAAAATTAGCAGATGAAATTACAGTACAAATACCAGATCTTCCTGCATTTAGAAAATTTAAAAAAGGAAAAAATGATGAAGAATCTATCCCATGGGTAAACGTAAATCGCCCTCTTCCAGAGGCTGATAAATTATCCGATATTGGACATTTTCATGAAAATTTCATGAGGTTAAATAGAAATCAAGAGTCTAATATCTCTTTCGTAAATTATCAAAATGTCGAGTTATTTCGTATAGTATATGTTGTTTCTCGTAGTTTTAACAGTATGGATAACAGAAGTAAAACTTCAATGGTTTCATATTTCCAAATTAAAATAGGAGAAAAATCAATTACTAGAGAAATACCGATGATGCTACCAAAAGTAGACGGTGGATATGAAGGGACTGGTAAATTTTTTGTAGAAGAATTAAACACAGCGTTCAATTCACCTGGATTTGTAAAATTAATTAAACAATATGCAGATGCAGTTAACGAGTTTAACAGTTAAAAGCTAAGAATTAATAAATTAACTTAACAAAAACCTGGATTATCCAGGTTTTTTTATGAAACAAAACCAATATTTTCATTATAATACTTAAATAATAATATTTAAATAATAAACATGAAAATCACAATTGACAAAGTAGACCAAAACAATTTCATCGGTTTTGTGAATCGACTTAAAGTAATCGATACATTCATTTACTTTAAAATTAAAGATGGAGTAGTTCAAGCTTCGGCGTATTTGCCACAAAGAGATGCTGTAAAACATCACAGAATCCCAGTAGGACAAGTATTTCAAATTGACGATGCAACTATTCCAACTAAAGAATTAAAAATTGCTTTCTTTGATGCTTCTCGTTTAACGGATGCATTTAAACAATTTGAATTTGGTAATGTTAAAGCTGAAATCGAATTCATGGAAAATGAGGAAGATTTTGTTGCTACTGAATTTAAAATTTATAATGATGAGCTTGAAATTAAATTAGCATGTTCTGAACCTTCATTAGGTTATAAAGATTTAACAGATTCTCAAATCCAATCTATTTTTAATGTTGAAGCCGCCGACTGTGTATTTGACATGGACTACACTGCAATTTCTAAAGTTCGTTCATTATTTGGATTGGACAAAGAAGAAACCTTTTCAATTACTACTAACAAAGATGGAGTAAGAATGAAAGGAAAAACCTACAACTATTTAGTTACTGATGGTTTCGAAGGAACTAATGGAACTGATGTTACTCTTTTCAAAAAGTATTTAAATTTATTAGACAAAGAAGATTACACAGCAAATGTAATGGAAAATCGTGTAGTGCTTCGCTCTAAAGATTCAGAAACACTGTTAACAATCGCTACTTGCCAAAACCCTGAATAATAATGACAATTGATGAATTAATACTAAAGCCAGAGAAAGATCTGACACAAGAAGAGATTAAAATCTTGGTAGAGCATTATTCAACATTGTCTGCCAAATATACAGCATATGAACAAGCCGTTAAGGTAATGCTTAACTCTATCTATGGTGCATTTGGTAATAAGTGGTTTCACTTTTTTAATATAGACATCGCAGAATCAATTACCTTACAGGGACAATCTGCGATTCTATATTCTGAAAAAATTCTTAATAAGTATTTTCAAGAATTTTGGCATAAAGACAAGGCAGTACATGAATTTCTAAATATTAATGTAAAAAATAGAATCGTAAGACCTTCAGTTGTGTACATTGATACAGATTCATGCTATGTTCAGTTTGAGGAAATGTACGAATCTATTGAATGGCTTGGCGAAAAGAAGCTTACAATTGACCAGTTCATTATGGAAATATACAACTTTAGACTTAAAGAGTATATTTTTAAATGTATGGAAAAGTACGCTGAAGCCACAAATACTGAAAACTTTCTTGTTTTTGAGTTAGAAACAATTGCATATTCTGGAATTTGGTTAGCAAAGAAGAAGTATTTACAAAATATTGCATGGGAAGATAAAATTGCAATCGATGAAAGATATCCATCTCTTAAGAAGATAAAGACCATTGGATATGATACTATTCAAAGTTCAACACCTGCAATTGCAAGAAAGCACTTAACAGAAGCTTTAAAATTAATTCTTTCTGAAAAACCAACAGCATCTTTATTAAAGAAGCTTGTTGATTATTTAAAACAATGTAAGAAAGAATTTCAATTGGCAAGCATTGATGAAATTTGTTTTAATAAAAGAACCAATAATATTGAAAAATATATCGTAGATGATACTATTGAATTTCAATATGGACTTAAATGTCCTCCTAATGTTAAGGCGGCGGGATTTTATAATTTCTTAATGAATACTAATCCCAAATATAAAAACAAATATAAGATGATTGGTAATGGTGAAAAGCTAAAACTGTATCATTGTAAACATTCAACTTGTGAAATATTTGCATATCAACCTGGTTCGCATCCATATGAGATTGCTCCCCCTGTTGATTATGAATTACAATTTGAAAAAAGTGTAATTGATCCATTGAACAGAGTACTTGTTGCTGTAGGATTACATTCATTAAACAGAAATTTAATTTATTCAACTTCATTATTTTAACATGGATATAAATATCGAAAATCTTACACCAGAACAATTGTCCTATGTTAATTCATATAAAAGAATTAATCAAAGACTTGAAACATTACAAAAACAAATGACGATAATTCAATATGAGGCACAAGGTCTTATTGAAGAGTTAGAGGATTTAAGAAAAAAAGAAAATAAAAAACTAAAAGATGGCAAAGAATAATTTTACATTCGAGGATTTAAACAAAGAATTGGCCGGAATAAATCCGCTGGGATCTGTAATGGACCAATCAAACTTCTCTGAAGTTACTGAATGGATTCATACCGGTAATTATCACCTAAACGCATGCGTAAGTGGTTCTCTTTTTAGAGGATGGCCAAATAACAGATCATGCTCGGTTGCAGGGCCTTCAGGTACTGGTAAAACCTTCCTTACACTAAATTCAGTAAGAGAAGCAATCAATATGGGGTATAGTGTAATTTATTATGATTCAGAAGCCGCTGTAGATAAAGACCAAATGATTAAATTTGGAATTGATGTTACTAAGGTAAATTACCAACCAGTAAATACAGTACAGGATTTTAGAACATCTATTACTACTATTACTCAAAAGATGCAAGAAATTAAGCGCAAGGGAGGAGAAATTCCAAAGCTTATGATTATTCTGGATTCTGCAGGTAACTTAGCAACACAAAAGGAAATTGACGATGCTGCAACCGGATCTGATAAAGCAGATATGACTCGTTCTAAAATTCTTAAATCAATCTTTAGGATTATTATGACTCCATTGGCTGATTTAAAGATTCCTTTTATTTTTACGAATCATACATATCAATCGCAGTCCTTTATTCCACAACAAATTGCAGGTGGAGGAACAGGACCCGAGTATGCTGCGTCTATTGTACTTATGTTAAATAAAGCACAATTAAAAGACGGTGCCGATAAAGTTGGTATTATTGTAACTGCCAAGCCAAGCAAAAATCGTTTTGCAAAACCAACTCCTATTAAATTTCACCTTGATTTTAGTAAAGGTATGAATCCATACGTTGGTCTTGAACACTATGCAACATGGGATATCTGTGGAATTACAAGAGGTTCTATTGAAAAGGGTGTTAAAGTACCAAAGGCAACTGCACGTGGTTGGATTTGTGAACATTTAGATGAAGTAGTTTCTAATGCAGAATTCTTCACGGACAAGGTATTTACAAAGGAAGTACTTGAAAAAATTGATGCCCACATTCACCCAATATTTAATTATAACGCAGACGCAGGCGGATTGGATATTGAGGAAATGTTAGAAAATTCAATGGATTAAATATGGAGTTAAATCTTTTTAAAATTGATGAAGATAAACTACCTATAAAATATGTACTAGGCATCCAGGAAGAACTTGAAAACTTTCCGGATGCTTTTGACATAATTTATATTTATGTAGTTGAAAACATCAACAGACCATCTCGCCCGCAATATGGATTCTCAAAGGCATCTTTATTAAAGTATCATACAAAGGGTAATATTGAAAATACCGAGAAGGGAATAGAGCAAGCAATTAACTTAGGCTTAATTGAACAAACTCGATTTGAAGAAGGTAAGGAAACTTACACAATAAAAATAAATCCATTCCAATAAAACTAATCTATATCTTTTAATATAATTAGTATAAAAATAAACTAAATGAAGTTCGGACAAGATTTTGAAAAAATATTCTTTAAGTTATCTTTGGCAAAGCCAAAGTACTTAGAAAAAATACATAAAGGATTCTACACATCAGAGGAAATAGATACGATGCATTTCTTAGCTACTAAGTTTCATGAAAAATTTCATGAATCACCAAAGGCTGAACAAATGAAAATTCTTGTACAAAGCCCAAAGTTTAAAGGTAAGGTGGATGAATCAATCATAGAGTTGGTTTATAAGACAGATCTGACACAATTTGATGAAGAGTGGTTAGTATCAACCGCCGAGGCTTGGATTAAATGGAGGACGTTTGATACAACCTTGATCGATACCATTGAGTACATTAAAACAACTGAAGTTACACCCGATAATGCTGATTCTATTATCTCTAAGGTTAAGTCTTTAATCAATGATAGAAACTCAATTGTATTTAATTCCGATATTGGTCTTGATTTCTTTAATCCAGATGACCACTATCAAGAAGGCAGAGTAAAAATTTCTTCAGGATATTCATTTCTTGATAGATTACTTTCAGGAGGTTATGATAAAGATGGTTCATTAGTAGTTTATGTTGGAGAGCAGAATATTGGAAAGTCAATTTATTTGGCGAATGATGCTGCAAACTTTGTTAAAATGGGAGTTAATACTGCATTTGTTTCTGCAGAGATGGCAGCTCATAAAGTTCTTAAAAGAATTGGAGCAAACCTTTTAACAATTCCAATGAGTGAATATGAAACAAAGGCAAAGAACAAAGATTTAATTAAAAGAAAACTTGAAAATGTTGGTGATGGACTAACTCCACCGGGCCAATTATTTGTAAAACAATTTCCAACTTCCCAGGCAACCGTCCCGGATATTGAAGCCTATTTAAAACAAATTGAAGAGGAAAGAAAAATAAAGTTAGGATGTATTGTAATTGACTACATAAACATTTTAGCAAACTACAGAAATCCAAACTCTGAAAATATGTACTTAAAAATTAAGCAAATTGCTGAAGATTTAAGAGCGATGGGAGTACGTAACGGATGGTTAATTGTAACTGCAACACAGATCAATAGAAATGGTTATAATTCAAGCGATATTGGAATGGGAGACGTTGCAGAATCTGCCGGACTTTCACACACTGCTGATTTAATGCTTGGAATTATTCAAGATGATTTAATGAGAGCCTCTAATGAGTATTGGTTAAAGGTACTTAAAATTAGAGATGGAGAAGGAAAGGGAGTTAAATGTAGACTTGACATAAACTATAATTACATGAGACTTACCGAAACAGACGACGTTACAAATTCAAATATACACAACTTATAATGAGAACACATAGAGATAAAATATTCGACAACACTTTCGAGGACAGCGAATTCGAGATGGATCCTTTATTTTCGTTTAATATTGCACCGAGCCATTTAGACGATAGAGATGAAGAGGATAAAATTGAAACAGGAATTATTGTTAAAAAAATTCATCAGTTAATAGAATCTTCAAGATTTAAAAAATTCAATGATATTAATGAGTTTGAGCAAACTGTTAAATTAAAAAAATTAGAAATTAATGAAATTTATGAGTACATCTCAGATGAGCTTAGACCTAATCATTCAATAATCGATGTTTTTTCGGAAACATGTGACTATTTTAATATCAATCCAACAAAATTTTATCAATCACTTGGAAACAAATTTAAAGAAGAGTTGATTGAAACCCTTGATAGAAAGACAAACATACTTAAGAAAAAGAATATAAATAGATTATTCTAACAATATGATCGACAATACAATATTAGATAAACCGGTAAAAAGAATTTGGATTCTTGGCGATATGCACCTAGGTGTAAGGTCAAATTCATTGGAATGGTTAGAAATGCAAAAAGATTTCTATGACAACCAGTTTATTCCAACAATTCTTGAAAATTATCAAGATGGAGATATATTAGTGCAAGTCGGTGATGCCTTTGATAATAGACAAAGTATCAATATTAAAGTACTTCATTATGCAGTTGACCTATTTGAAAGACTTGGTAAAATTTTACCAACACATATAATCTGTGGTAATCATGATATTTGGGCAAAGAAGAGTAATGATGTTAGTTCTATTGACGCATTAAAATGGATTCCAAATGTTGCAATTTATAAAGAACCTCAGACATTTAATTGGGGAGGCAAAGAAATATTATTGATGCCATGGAGAAGAGACACCGCACATGAAATCGAAACTCTTAAAGAACATTCAAACGCAGAAATAGTATTTTGTCACTCGGAGGTAAGAGGTATTAAATTAAATAATAAGGTTGATAATCATCATGGAACTGATAGTGAATCGTATGATAATTTTACTGCAGTTTATTCTGGACATATTCACTACAGACAACGTCGAGGAAAGCTTAGAATGGTAGGTACTCCTTATGAATTAACCAGATCCGATATGGACAATACTAAAGGGTTTGACCTGGTTAACTTAGAGGACATGCAAGAAACTTTCTTTGAAAATACTATATCTCCTAAGTTTGTTAAATTCTATTTAACACAGTTATACAATGTACCTCTAGGAGAGTTTAAAGAAAAAATTAGAAATAATTACGTAGATTTGTTTGTTCCTTCTAATGTTGCAACCACTTCAGCACTTTCAAGACTTATTAATAAGATACAAAAAATTAGTCGTAAAATAGATCCAAACATATATGAGCAAGATTCATATATTGACAGTGATATGTACGACATGGAACAAATTGAAGACCTCTATAAAAACTACAACATTTTGCATTTATGTAATATTTATGTAGATAGCTTAAGCCATGATGAAAATACTAAAAACCAAATCAAAGATAGGTTAAAGAAACTTCATGACTTTCACGCATATAATAATCAAACGGATTAATTTATGAAAATACAAAGCATAGAATTAAAAAACTTTGCTTCCTATGGAAACAAAATTCAAAAGATTGAATTTGAAGATGATAAATCTGAACTATTTTTAACACTTGGTAAAAACGGAGAAGGCAAAACAACTATTGCAAATGCGATAGTTTTCGCCCTATATGGTAAAGTTGAAGGAGTTAAGATGTCCGATTTGCCTAATAGAATCAACAAGGAACTTTGGGTTAGAATTAAATTACAATGCAAATCAACTAATGTTGTTATTGAGAGAGGACTTGCTCCTGGTGTTTTTAAGGTCCTATTAAATGGCGTTGAGTTTGATAAGGCTGGAAAAAAATCAGTACAAGATTATTTAGAGGAAGAAGTTTTTGGAATTCCATATCATGTATTTAAAAATATCATAATTTTATCTGTAAATGATTTTAAGTCTTTCTTGACAATGAGCAGTAATGATAAAAGACAAATTATTGATAAAATGTTTGGTTTCTCTATCATTAACGAAATGCAAACCGCAATTAAAGATGAGAGAAGATCTTTAAAGGGAGATATTGATTCATTTACAAGAGAACTTGCGCAAATCAACGAAAACGTAGAGTCAGTAAAGGAAAAGCTTGAGGTATTAATGGCAGAAAGTCAAGAAAAGGACAAGCAAAAAATACAAGAGCTTAAGGATTCATTAGTTAGATATGATGAAAATAAAAAGAAACTAGAAGATGCACAGGCAAAAATATCTGAAAGTTTAGGTACATTTAACACAGACCTACAGACTAAGCAATCTACAGAATCAGAACTAAAATATAAATTAGCAGAACTTAAAAAGAAGTTAGAGCTATATGAAAATAACACGTGTCCAACTTGTGAAAGTGAACTTAGTGGAGATTTTCATACTGAAAGAAAGAATGAACTTGTTACTGAAATAAAATCTATTCCTGAAAGACTAGAAAAAGCAACAGAAGAGGTTGCTGCAATTAGAACTTCAATTTCAGACTTAAGAGAAAAGGATAGGGCAGTTAGAGATAAAGTTTCAACAATAAGTACAAATATTAGAAACTTTAAAAATGAGTTGCTAAGAATTAAGGAAGCCATTCAAGGTACTGCAGACTTTTCACATCTTGAACAAATTATTAAAGATTTTGAAACTCAAGAAAAGGAGAAAGAAAATCTAAAGGATGGTAAATCAAACGAATATGTCTTTTTAGAAATGATTGAGGAGGTACTTGGTGAAGACGGCGTTAAAAACCTTGCCATTAAAACGATATTGCCAGGACTTAATGCAAATATTGCAACAATGGTACAAACAATGCACCTCCATTTTCATATTAGATTTGATGAAAAGTTTAATTGTATTATTAATCATTTAGGTGAGGAAATTAATCCAATGACTCTTTCTACAGGAGAGCGTAAAAAGGCAGACTTTATAATTATTATTGCAATTATAAAAATATTAAAACTAAGATTTCCACAACTTAATTTATTATTCTTAGACGAATTGTTAAGTTCAGTTGATGCAGATGGAATTCATAACATTTTAAAAATCTTAAGCCAGGTTATTAAAGAAAGCAAGATAAATACATTTGTAATAAACCATACACCACTGCCTCGTGAAATATTTGATGCAGAGGTTCAAATCTACAGAGAAAATGGATTTTCCAAATTTGATGTAATTAAAATAGATTAAGATATATACTAAATGGCATCATATAATCAGAAGTTTAATGCCGATGATAGCGTATTAAGACACATTATCATTGGTTTTCTTGCAGACTTAAATAATAAAGTATATTTTCATAGACAACTTTCAAATGATGAGAGAGTCATTGTCGATGTTCCCTTTTATTATTCAATAAGCGGAGATGACCAATTTCTTAGAGATCAGTTTTTATTCTCTACTGCAAGTGGACCTACGTGTTCACCTGATATGGCATTCGCGGATGGAAACTATGACTCTATTCCAAGAGGAATTGCAAACCTAACATCGCTATCAATTGACTCATCTAAACTTGTTAATAAAAGAACAGTAGGTTCTTATACAAAAATGAATAATGAAGGTGCAATGGAGGGCTATACTGCAGAATTTGACATGATTCCAATCACAATGGGTTTTGATATTGAAATTCTTGTATCTTCAACACTTGATTCATTTAAGTTAACCGAATCAATAATTAAAAGGCTTTATAAATCAAATTATTTTAATGTTGAAGTTGGGCATCTTAATGAGGGTACGTACAGAATTGCTTCATATTATGCATTTCCAGAAGATTATACACAAGAGAGACCTTTAGATTTTACGTTTGAGGATAAAGAACAATATAAGGTTACATTTCCAATTGAGGTTAACTCTTTTATCCCATCATTTAATTGGGGTAATGACGAAAGTTTTGGAACAAACAGAGAATCAACCGAAAGGCATGTTGGAAATAGAATGTTTAGAATTAAGACAAACATTTCAAACGTGATAGCGCCACAGGCAAACGAAAGAATTATAGATGAAACAGACAAAGATAATAGATAAAGAAATCTATTAAAAATAAGTGATATATAATAAAAGAAATAAAATAAAATAAAATATGACAACTAATATTCTTGCACCATTCGCAAAAGTAGAAGAATCTTTTCAATTTTACATTAATGGAAGAGTTTTCGAAATGAATGAAACTGAAATTAAGGAGGTTGAAGTTTTAACTAACTCAACATTAATGGATGCTATTAGAGCATTTGAATCTTTTGAATTTTCTAATGATTCTATTAAATGGTTCCATGGACCAAGCAAATTCATTTACAATTTGACTGAGGGTAAATTCCAACACAATACAATGTTAATCGAAGGAAATACTTTTTCAAATCACGTATTGGCATCTGGATTAGTAAGATATAATGAAAAAGCTACTGCGGATTTATTTGAATCTCTTCCATCATTACTTGAAAATTTTGTAAATCTAGATTTTGCAGCTTCTTTTAAAGGAAATAATATCAATGTTGATTTATTTAAAATGAACGAGGAAATTTACGTTGCACGTTTTAATAATGATACTAGAATTTCAAAATTCTTTAAAGCAGCTTCAGCAAACGAAGCATTATCATTTGTTACAGCAGAGACTGGAGAATCTGCTCATTCGTTTTTAGTAGAAATGTTAGAAGGAGAAGAAAAACAATTGGCAGAAAATACAAAGTTGATTGAATCATACGAATCAATGATAGCATTTTTAAAAGACCAAAAAGGTTTATTAGCAACATCTGACAGAAACGACGACGCAATTAAAGAAGCTGAATCATTACTTAATGGTGAAATTAAATCATGGGAAGATAAAATTACAGCACTAAATGCATAGCAATTAATATACTGATATTTAAAAGGGTCGCAACGCGCCCCTTTTTTTATGCAAAATTATCCAGGAATTACCCACATTGACCTGGCTGAAACAAAATAAATAAAATATATATAATTTCTAGTAATTTAAAATAAACCAAACGTGGCTAAAGTCAAAAACTATTTAAATAATAAAGATTTGCATAATGCAATATCTGAATCAAAGGAAATTGGAAAATTAACACCAACTGCCGAAAAGATGTTAATTCTTTTAGCAGAAAGAGCAATCAATAGAATGTCTTATGTAAATCCAGACGACAGACAAGATTGTCTTCAATTTGCATTATTAGACCTTTTAAAATATTGGAAAAATTTCAATCCAGACTATCCAAACGCATTTGCGTATTTCACAGAAATAGCAAAGAGAGGATACGCTAAAGGTTGGAATAAAATTCACCCTATAAAATATAAGGGTACAATTTCAATTAACGGTTCTTCAAGTTCAGATGGAGAAGATGGTGGAGGAATTTATTCTATATAATGTCAATTAAAAATATCAAACCAACCAAAAATTCAGGATTTAATCAAGGTTATTTTAATCCTAAAAACCCTGCAAAATATGCAGGTCCTGCTCCTATTATATATAGAAGTTCATGGGAATATAAATTTATGATATGGTGCGATATTAATGACAAGGTATTGATATGGTCTAGTGAACCTGTTGAAATTAAATATTGGTCAAGACAGGGAAATAAACAAAGAACATATCATCCAGACTTCTATTTTAAAATACTAAAGCCGGATGGTAGTACAGAGGAATTTTTGGCTGAAATTAAACCAAAGGCACAAATACAAAAACCACAACCTCCTACTAAAATGTCTAAAAAGGCACTTGAATCTTATAAGTTTCTTGCCGAACAATACGTTAAAAACATGGACAAATATAATGCAGCTAAGGAATACGCTGCTAGCAGATGTTGGAGATTTATTGTATTAACAGAAGATACTATTAAAAATGGGTTACATTAAAAAAAGAATAGCTGAACTAACTAAAGAACATGGAGGCAAGATAAAGGCCAGTAAATTTTCTGAGGATTGGTTTCAGAAAGGAATATCAAGCAGAAAAATAACTGAGGCTCAAAAAACGAGAGACCGATTTCAAGCAGGTAAGATTTATGTATTTAGATATGAACCTAAATATGAAAACGAACTGCCATGGTTTGATGAAAACCCAGTAGTATTGGCAATTGAACAAACTGGAAATAATGACTTTGGAGTTAATTTAAACCTTTTACCAATTCCAGTTAAAGAGAAATTACTTGATGATTTATATACAAGATCTGCTGGATTTGTCAAAACTGGAGAAAAATCTAATGCGCTAAACGAAAGACCACTTAGAATTTCATATCAAGGTATGAAAAAATATCTGGAAAAATTTGGTTGTGAATTTGCACTTCGACAATATATACCAACCCGAAAAATTGGACAAGCGGTTGTAAGTTATTCAAAATGGCCAGAAATTGCACTATGTAATTTTATGGAATTAAATGGCACCACTTTCTTAAAATTAAGAGCGCAATACAGGGACTATTTAAAAAAGAATATATAACTAAAATAATATTATAATATAATGGCAGGATTCGTAGAAAGAAATGGACCATTGAGTACAAACAAAAGACCATTCGTTTTAAGTGATACACTAAAGAAGTTATCTTCTTTCGGTATGTATTACGATGACTTAGTATTAAGACAATCACAGGCAATTGGTCCTGTTGAGGATGCATTTGGATATGGAATGATGAATCCATTAGGTCTTGATAATGATGACATGTATGGCGCATTTGCAGCCCTTTCAATGGCTGATACTACAATGCGTAAAAATATTCCATTCTTTGACCAACAATATAAAGGTAAAAGAGATGAACTTAGAAAATTTTCGCAACACGATGAAATTGAAGACATCTTAGATATCTTATGCGATGAGTCTATTGTATATGATAATAAAAACTTTATAGCCAATCCTGAAATTATCGGAATGGAAGTTTCTGAAGAAGTTCAAAAATATCTTAATAAGGCGTATAGAGACATCTATCAATATTTTGGATTTGCATCAGACCAATCAGCATGGTACTTCTTTAGAAAATGGTTAATTGATGGATATTTATCATTTGAGATTATTTACAATCCCGAAATGACAGAAATTATTGGATTTAAAGAAATTGACCCAATAACACTGGTACCAGGATATAACCATGAAGATGGTAAAAAAGTGTGGATTCAGTTTAAAGACGATCCATTAAAAGAGCGAAAATTATACGACTCTCAAATCGTATACATTGCATACTCGTCGATTACAACTGCATCGAGAGTTTCTTACCTTGAAAGATTAGTACGAGCATTCAACTTAATGAGAATCATGGAACATACCAGAGTTATTTGGGCTGTTACCAATTCATCTTATAGAATGAAATTTATTATTCCAGTTGGAGGTAAATCTAAAACAAGAGCAAAACAATCTCTTTCTCAATTAATGAGTAACTATAAAGAAGTTGTAGATTTTGATTGGGACAGTGCCTCTCTGACAACAAATGGAAAACCAATGTTACAATTCAATAAGGAATATTGGTTACCTAGCAAGGACGGTGAGCAACCTGAGATTGAAACATTAGGTGGCGAAGGACCAGAATTAAGCGACACAGAATCATTAAAATATTTCTCAGATAAACTTAAAGCAGTTTCTAAAATTCCATACTCTAGATTCATGTATGAAGATGGTGGTGGTGATTTTGCGATGGAAGCAGATGGAATGATTAGAGACGAAATCAAATTCGGTAAGTTTATTAAGCGTTTACGCAGTTCATTTCAGGAGATATTAGTTAAACCATTATGGTTACAAATGTGTTTAAAATTCCCTGAATTTAAAGATGATCCGGGATTTAAAACTCAAATAGCTCTTCAGTTTAACGAGGAAAACATGTTTGCTGAACTTAAATCAATGGAAATCATGTCAAAAAGACTTGATTTTATTGGTACAATGAAAGACTCATTAATTAAAACAGATCCTATTACAATGGAAGAAACATCATATTTCGATATGGACTTCCTAGTTGATAGATATTTAAAATTATCACCAGATGACAAAGCAGCAAATGAGGCATATAAGGCAAGAGCAGCAGCCAAAAAAGCAGAAGAGCCAGAGTCAGAAAATCCAATGATGATGGGAATGTAATAAAAATAAGATAAATATATTATGAAAATAATTAAAACATTTGAGGAATTTACAGGTTCCCTACAAGAAGATGCTATCAATGCAGGTCAAGAATCCGATGTTGTAATCGATGACGTTACACTGGATTCAGGTAAAGAAGTTAAATCAACTGAAATTTTAGGAGCTATTTTGGCTTCAAAATCAGAAAAAGAATTTAAAGAATATTTCTATAATGAATTTGGAAATGATGCTTTTACTGAGGAAGACATTTTCACTTTAGTTAAATTTTTTAATGAATATCAAGAGGAACAGGCTGAATTAGAAAAAGAAGCTGAAAAAGAAACTGAGGGTGGAAAAGAGGAAGATCCATTAGCAGGACTTTAAAATTTTGATTTTTTATAAAATTAAAGTGATATATAATAGAAATATAATAAAATAATAATTATGACTAAGAACTTACTGATCCTAGAAAGATCGTCTACGGAATTAGAGTTTAAACAAGATGGTGGAACTTACGTTCTAGAGGGTATCTTTGGAGAAATCGATAAGAAAAATCGTAATAACCGAATTTATACTGAAAATGAATATTTACCACAAATTGAAGCTCTTCAGGCAAAAATTAAATCTTCAAAGTTATTAGGTGAATTAGACCACCCAAGTAATTTTGATGTATCTCTTAAAAATGTTTCACATATTATCGAGGAACTTACATACGATAAAGAAACAAAACAGGTTAAAGGACGTATCAGACTATTAGATACAGACGCAGGAAGACAGGCTAAAGCACTCGTTGACGCTGGCGTTCCATTACAAATTTCAAGTAGAGCTGCAGGTGCTGTTGAATCTAACGGAACTGTAAAAATCAAACAATTATTTACATATGATTTAGTTGCAGACCCAGGGTTTGAGAACGCTGAATTAAAAAGAGTTAATGAATCTTATGGATTTATTAATGAAGGAAATGACCTATTTATTTACGAGATAAATAATACAGATGAAAAACAACCAATCGAAAATATAAACGAAACAAAAATGGCAGAGTCAAAATTTATTACGGTTGAGGATTTTAATAAGTACTCTAAATATCTTTCTGAGGAAATCAAATCTATTAAAGAAGGTATGAACTCTTTAACAGAGGCTGAGTCTACAAATTCTCAAGTAGAAACATTAAAAGAATATACAGATTATTTAGCTAAGAAATTAGATGAGGCAATCGCATATTCTGAACATGTTGCTGAAAAGGCAGATCAAGGCATTTCTTATACAGAAAGTCTTGCAGAAAAATTGGATCAAGGAATTCAATATTCAGAGCATATTGCTGAAAGCGTTGAAGCAATTAAAAATTACACAAATTATTTAGCAGAATCTTATAATGAAGGTGTAACATCACATGATAACTTAATTAAATATACAGAATATTTAAGAGAGAACTTAGAGAAAGTTACCGAATATGCTGAGTATGTTGCAGAGACTGTTAACTCTAACTTAGTATTAGAAGATGAAGCGGGTATTCCAGCTGAAGAAATCGAAGATGAAACTAAAGACGTTTCTCCTGAAGTAGTTGATGCTGATGGTAAAACTTATGATGCTGAAGAAGTTGAAGACAAAGAAGCTGAATTAGAACTTGCAGGTGAAGGTGATGCTGAAGGTGAAGAAATTAAAGAAGCAAACGACGGTACTGAAGCAGGTATTCCAGCTGAAGAAATCGAAGATGAAACTAAAGACGTTTCTCCTGAAGTAGTTGATGCTGATGGTAAAACTTATGATGCTGAAGAAGTTGAAGACAAAGAAGCTGAATTAGAACTTAAGGGTGAAGGTGATGCTGAAGGTGAAGAAATTAAAGAAGCAGTAGTTACTGTTGATGCAATGGAAGCTTATAAAAACTCAATCGCATCTAAATTGGAAGCTATTGTTGAAAAGGTAAATGCAAAGAAAAGTGAAGAACCAACATTCTTTAAATTTATCTCTGAAGAAAAAGTAAATGAATTTAACGCATTATCTGCTGATGAAAAATCTAAAGTTGTAAATGCAATTGAAGGTAAAGGTTATTTAACAGAAGGACAAATTTTAGGATTATGGGCTAACTCATTAATGGGTGCTGTTGAAACTCCAAGTACTCTTCCGGTTATTTCAATGATGCCAACTGAATATCATGCAACATGGAATAAATTATCAGAGTCTAAAAGAAATCAAATTTTAGCACAGGCTAAAATGGTTAAATTAGAAACTTCTTACCAAGTTGCAAACTTTTGGCAAACGCGAGACCTTAGAGAAACTGCTCCAGTAATGGAAAAAATCGCTATGGTTAATGAATCTGAAGTAATTGAAACCAAAACAATTGGATACGATACTACCGGAATTGCAGCTGAAATTGCTAAAAGATTTAAAAAGTAATAAAAAATAATAAAAAATAGATTATGAAATTCATTAAATTATTTGAACAATTTGTAAACGAAGCAAAGACAGAAGAAATGTTCATATCCATGGGTGCTGACGGAATGTCATCTGCCGAGAAAAAAGATTATGTTAAACAAATTAAATCAGAAACAGGTGCAACTGTATCAATAAAAGGTTTAGACATGACATATAAAGGAACAAAAGAACAATTAAGAGCTGCACTTGAAATTCACTTTCCAGATGGAGATGAAGACGACTTAGATGTTGATTACTGGATTGAAAATGGATGGCAGTCATAAATTTCAAAAAAAGTAATAAAAAATCCTATTTTTTTGATTTTTTTAAAAAAGTCACAGATAATAAGGATATATAATAATATTAAAACATATTCGATGCTCAGTTAAGAAGCAAAAAACTGAAATTATATCGAAAACTCGTAAAATACGAAAAATAAAAACCATTAAAAAATAAATTAAACAAAAATGGCAAATTTAATCAATGAATCAGAAATCAGAGCAACATGGTCTCCGATTATCGAATCTGCGACAGGAATCAACGACGCTAGCAAATTAGCTTGGATGTCAGAATACTGTCACAATCACAAATTATACGAAGATGCAAACATCATGTCGTTAGGAAACGCTGGTAACATCTATGGTATGGGTGCTACTGTATTACCTGGAAATATCGGTGCTGGTGGAGTTTCTACTACAAATGGTTCAGGTGACAAAGCTCCGACTTTATTACCATTAGCAATGCAAGTTGCTGCACAAACTGTAGGTTTAGATTTAGTACCTGTAGTTCCTATGGCTGGTCCAATGGGATTATTATCTTACTTAGACTTCGTATACGAAGGTGGTAAAGTAGCTGGTTCTACTGCTCCAACTTACATCAAAACTTCTTTAGCTGTAGATGCTGCTGATACATTAGTAGGTACTTCAAGAATTGATGGTAAAAACATTGTAAAAGTAAGTGCTGCAACAGAAGCTGCTGGTGTTATTACAGATACTTATGCAGATGCTGAATTAGTAAAAGCTTTAGAAGACCACATTAAAGGATTTGTAGCTGCTGATAACGCAGGTAACCCATTCTCAAGAGAAGCAGGTGAACAAACTCCAGACAAAGTGATGGGATTATCTTTATTCTCTAAATCAGTTTCAGCTGAAACTTTCCAAGTTGCTGCTGCTGTAACAAGAGAACAAGTTCAAGATTTAAAACAATTCGGAGTTGATGCTGTTGCTCAAGTTGAAGCTGTTTTAACTAACGAATTAACTCAATCAATCAACCAATACATCTTAGGAAGATTAAGATCTTTAGGTACTGTTAACATTACTAAAGCTTTCGGTGCTGCTACCGATTTCGATATGGTATTACCTACTGCTGCATCTTTAGCTGGTGGTGAAACTTTACCATCTGTTCACAGAAGAATCCTTTCTCAAGTATTAGCCGCTGCTAACTTAATTGCTAACAGAGGTAGAAGAGGTGCTGGTAACTTCGCTGTAGTTGGACCACAAACTGCAACTGTATTACAGTCAATCGCTGGATTCGTTGCTAACCCAATGGCTAACACATTCGCACAAGCTGCTGGAGCTATCTATCCATTAGGATCTGTTGCAGGTATTAATATCTACACTGACCCAACAATGGACTGGGGAGATTATTCAGTAACTGTAGGTAGAAAAGGTGACGGAAACGGACCAGGTGTTGTATTCATGCCTTACTTAATGGCTGAATCAGTTCAAACAATTGCTGAAGGAACTATGGCTCCTAAAGTTGCTGTTAAATCTAGATTTGCATTAGTTGATGCAGGTTTCCACCCAGAAACTCAATATGTTACTTTTAGCATTGACGGTGCTTGGACTAACTTATTAACTTTAGCTTAATATTTAGATTTAGAACTAACATTCTATAAATATTCAAAAGGGAATCGAGAAATCGGTTCCCTTTTTTTGTGATATATACTAAAATAGAATAATTATAAAAATATAAATTATGAAAAATTTCACAACATTTAAAACATGGTATTCATTCGTTAAAGAAAACGAAGTAGCAACTGCAGTAGCATCTGATATATCAATGGACGTAGATACAATTATTAATTCATTGGAAACGCTTGCAAATGAATTAACAGAAGAATTAAATTCGATGCCAATTGAAGAAGGAGAAACAACTGATTTTATTGCAGCATGGATTACAAGTATGAGAGCCTCAAGTGCACAGAAAAAGGTTAATAAAATTAGAATGAATTCTGCTGATTTAGAATTCGCTGCTAAAAAAGCTGAAGGTGATAAAAGAACTAGTCTTGAAGATAAAAGTGATGCAGTAAAGGCACAGGCATCTGAACTTCAAAAGATGGTAGATGATAGATTTCGTGGTAAAGGTGCTATTGTAGATCGTAAACTTGCAAAGGCAAAAATAGAAGGCCAACTAGAACTTATTAAAAGAACAAGCGGTATGGAAGATGACCCTGATAGAAAGTCAGATCTTAAAACTAAGATGAAAGAACTTGCCGATAGATACAGAGAAGAAGAAGCAGCAATCTCTAAATTAGAAGATGATAATAAGGAGGAAATTGAAGCCGAAAAAGAAAGATTAAGACAAGAGGCAGAAAATAAGAAAAAACCTACAAAGGAAGAACCAGCACAGGAAGAACCTACAGAGGAAGAACCTATAGATGAAGACCCTAAGATATCAAAGGCAAAGGAAGAAATTAAAAAATATCAAGATGCTATTGATGCATTAAATGCAAAGGATAAAAAAACAAAAGAAGATGAGGATAAAATATCTATGCTAAGAAGTGCTATTGCAGCTCAACAAAAATCCATAGATAAAGTTCAAAATCCACAAGAATCATTATTTCTTGCAGCCTTTGAAAATAATTTAATTGAAGTTGCCAGCGAAATTTTATCGAAACAAGACTGGCAATTTGAAAATAATTCAATATTATATCAAAAATATAATGAAATTATCAAAAAATCAGAATACGTGTCAAAATTAAATGAAGGTTATTTAAATGACAGCATTAAAGAAAAATTCTTTAAGTTACTATAATCTAGAATTCTTTTTAACTAAATTTAAAAACTCCTTTTGTTGATTCAATAGGAGTTTTTTTACGTGTTTTTGAAAGGCAATAGAAGATTTTAAGATTCTACCATCCACCATATCACCTCCCAATGTATCATGATAATCAGGGTGTACAAAGTTATCTGCATTAAAGTTATTAATGTTTGCCATGATGGGTTCACCTGAGATCGCGCATGTCCAATCTATCATATCATAGTTTTCATGTAGTTCCTCCATTTTCATAAAGTCGCCAGTTGACCAATCATAGTAATACCTATTTTTAGAAGTTTGGTTTTTATATCTACTTACCTCAAATAAAATTTGTAAAAATTGATCGTCCTGTGCTCTTTCTCTGAGTAAAGGATTTTCTAATAATAATCTACGCTGTTGTCGTGAAAGACCTTCGTAGCATACACCAAATCTATTGCGAGGATTTGGGCCACTAGTTCTCTTAATACTGGGATATTTGTTGTTGTATGCCATGTTATATTTATTTGAAACTTATTACTTCAAATTTATATAATATCTATAAAATTAAGCAAACTATATATGATTCACACATTATTTACCGAAAAATACAGACCTAAAAATCTTGAAGATTTAATTTTACCAGATAGAGTTATGTCTAAATTTAAAGACGGTATCTCACAAAACATGCTATTAGCGGGTAGTCCGGGTACTGGAAAAACTTCAACGGCAAAGGCAATTGTAAAGCAATTTGATTTACCATACATTTATATTAATGCCTCAACCGATACTTCAGTTGATGTAATTCGTACAAGAATCACAGATTTTTGTTCTACGATGTCAATTTTAGATGACAAAGGAAAATTTAAGGTAGTTATATTAGATGAGGTTGATGGTGTTTCTGATCAATTCTTTAAAGCGTTACGTGCTACTATGGAACAATTTGCAAGTAATTCCAGATTTATTGCAACATGTAATTATGTAAATAAAATTCCAGACCCTATTCTATCAAGATTTGAGGTGATAAATTTCGATTTCGATAAATCAGAAGAAAGTGAATTAACAAAAAAGTATATCAGAAGAGTATATGATATCTGTGGCAAGGAAGAGATGACCATTGAAAAACCAGCACTGGTTGAATTTGTTAAACGTAATTTTCCAGATTTAAGAAGCACTCTTAATAAATTACAGGGTTATAAAACACAAGGCACATCAAATATTACAACAGAAGATGTTAAGAAATTTAATTCAGTATATAAAGATGTATTTGAACTAATATTTAATCAAATGGACCCTATTGCAAATTATAAACATTTAGTCGGTGAATATTCAAATAGAGTTGACGATGTCTTACAGACATTAGGAGAAGAATTTATTGAGTATATTCAATCTGAAAAACCTCAAAATGCTCGACATATTCCACAAATTGCAATTTGTGTTGCAGAGCACCAGGCACAACGTACTCTTGTGATTGACCCTGTCATCACACTTTTGTCTTGTGTTTATAAAATTCAAGAAATAGTAAAAGGTTAAAAATAAATTACTAAATATTTTCACGGATCACCCGAATTGATTATATTTACATAAATAAAAATGCATTATGAAAATAGGTAAACATACACTGATAATCGACGGTAACTACTTTGTACATAGTAGATTATTCGTGCTTCCTCGTGCTAAAGGAGAACAATTATTAGGAGATAGAGATGGCCAAGAACAATTTATGCGAAAGCTATGTATTGACTTTGCATCAGAGGTTCGTAAAATGACACCATTTATCGATCAAATTGTAGTTGCGGTGGATTCAAAATCTTGGCGCAAAGATTTATTTCCTGCAGCTGAATATAAAGGAACCAGGGTTGCAGATAATTCTGTGAATTGGGAAAATGTATTTAATGTTTATGTAGAGTTCCAAGAAATTCTTGCAAAATATGGTGTAATTATTCATAAGGTACCAGGTGCTGAAGCTGACGATATTCTATTTGGATGGTCAACTCAGTTAAACAATGAAGGTAAAAATTGTATTGTATGGACTGGCGATAGAGATTTAATTCAACTTGTTAATTACAATGAAGCAACTGATGCATACACTCTATGGTACTATAATTCACAGAGAAAACTTATTGCATTTGAAGGATTTCAAGAACTATTAGATAATGCTGGCACCACAAATTTAAGTAATGACGATATGTTATTTAACATGGCATCTAATGATGTTATGGGAGATAAACTTAAAGATGATTTTAAAGCGTGGATTCTTAAGAATTCAGTGCGCATTGAGGAAATCAACTGCGATGATTTTATTTTTTCTAAAATATTACAAGGAGATAAGAGTGATAATATCAAGTCAGTTGTGACATGGACCAAGGCAACATCAAGTGGCTCTATCAGAAATTACTCTATTACAGAAAAACACGCAACTCAAATTCTAGAAAAATACAGAGAAACTGAAGGTAGCTTTCATATCGATCATTTCTTTTCATCAAATCAAGTAGATATTATAGTTGAACTTATTTATAGTGTTGTAGGCAAGTCTACAAAGGATGAGATTAGAATAGCATTCAATCAAAATTTAGATTTAATGCTACTGCATTTCAATACAATTCCAGAGGGTATTCAAAAGGGTATTTACAAAGAAATAGATTCTGACTTTAATATGTCTACTCAATTAATTAATTTAACCCAAATGGAAAAGATTCTTGAGGGTACGGGTTGGAATACGGCAAAGGCAAAGGGTAATACTGCCCCTAAGATGTATGACGCATTTGCAACATTAGATTTAAATGAAGTTAATAAAGAACCACTAGTTAAGAAAATTAATACATTATTTTAATAAACATTAAATAAAAAATACATATAATTTATATGCTAGACGAAACAAAATTATTTGACTTTATTAAAATACTTTTTACAAAACCAGAGGAGTATCAAAAAATAAGCACACATAACAAGAAGAGACATCATTTCATGATTAATAGATTTTTTGCTATTAAATATCCTGCAAATGCTCAACTTTTTAATAAAAATGGAATTAATCCAATTGCAGTTATTGATAGTTGGTCTCTTGTTGCAGCTCGTTTTAAAGGAGTGCCAGGTTGGATCTATACGAAAACTGCAAAATCTAAAACTGAAGTATCTTCAAAAAGCAAATATATACCATCAGATACTGTAATTCAATTCTTTATGGAAAAGAATGAAATAGGTAAAAGAGAATTTAAAGAACTTGAAAAATTTGCTAAAGAAGAATTATACACTACTCTTAAACGATTAGAAGATTCGATGCAAGTTTACTAATATGTAAATTTTATGAATACATTTGAATTAAGTTTGTTGCCGACTGCAGTAGACATTACGCTATATAAATATAACTACATCGATAATAAGATATGGACACAAATCCAAAACGATGTTGACTTCATACAGAATACAGATGATTCTGTAATGATTTCTGTCAATCAGCTTAAATATCTACTTGATAAGTATTATGTATCAACCATTAATCGAATTAAAACACAGGGGTCAGATGTAATCCACAAGGAAATCAATTCAGTCTACTTTTTATATCAAATGGTAACCGAAATGAAAAATTTACAATACATCAAGTTTACGTTAAATATGGATAAAGGTTATAATAGACTTATTCATATAGATGGAAAAAAGGTATTGCAATTTGGATTTAAAGTAATTACTGCAACTTTAAGATTAAGTGATTTATATGAGGATGAAGAATTACCAATGGTAAACAAAATTCTTGAAAAATTAAACATTATTTCAGAGTCTTCGCACTATACCAGGATCTTTGCATCAGATCTTGCATCTAAAATTGATGACTTTCTACAGGAGGCAGATGAAGATGATTTCGAAACAGGAATCATTGCAGATATTCTTGATGTGTTAGAGGGAAAATTAGAACCTGAAAATACTCTACTTCTACTTATAACAGACTACTAGATTTTTTTGAATATATACTATAGAAAAAAATACATAGTATAAATGAAATTCTTTAGTAATTTTGGAAAAAGAGAAGCACTAATCTACATTATAGTTTTTTTATGGGTGGTGATCGGCCTTTTAGGCGCATATAAAGATGCAAGTTTTGCAGATTTATCAGTTTATTTTGGTTCTTTAACAGCGTACGCTGCAACATATATTTGGTCTGAGGCTAAAAGACCAACAGATAAAACTAAATTATTTGAAAAGGGCCCAAACTCTCGCAGAGAAGTAATGATATATGTTGTCGTTATACTTTGGGCAATCGCAGGTGCAGGAGCTATTTGGTTTAAAGCCAATATTGGAGAATTAGCACTATACTTTGTATCACTTACTGGTTTTGTAGCATCATGGATTGCTGGGGAGGTTTATAGACCTGAAGGTGCAACTGATAAAAAAACTGAGGAATAATGGTAACAGGATATACTGCAACTGAATATGGCGATTTTTTGATTGCCAAACTACAACAACCATATACAAATACACTTAAAATAATCGATTGGGAAGTAATCGTAGGTCTCAAAACTCCTCTAATGACAGGAACCGTATCCGGTACTGTTGGAAGTTTTGAAGTGTATGGAATTACAACACAGTTTACAACTGCATTTTCAGCAGGTGATAAAATAATTATAGGTAATATTGAATATACAATAGACCAGATTATTTCGACAAATGAACTTACAATCACAACACCTCTTGAATTAACGTTTACAAAGGCACAGTATTACACAAATCCCGATTCAATAAATTTCTTTGAATATGAATATAGATGGTCTCAAAGTGGTGGCGTGTTTTCACAATTTGTTCCTTTAAATAAAAATACAGCATACGGCGACCTATTATCTCTTACCTTTGACACAACCAAGCCAGTATGGATAGATATGAAGGCTGAGATTGCTGGAATAAGCACAGGTAACAGTTTGTCTCTTCTTTCAATTACATATACTATTGAAACCGTTGATGGTATCATTGAATCATGCCCTAATTTTTGTGCAGAATGTACAGATCCATTTGCAATGAATGGTTGCGCAAATATAGAGGTAGAGTGTAATAATCCAAACGTATTTAAACCATATGAACTTACAAAATCAATTGGAATTTATAAGCAACTTACGAACATAGTTACTGGAATATTTGGGCATGAGGTAAATTATTTTAGAACAGAGCCCGACCTAAGAACAAGTGATGTTATTTTAATGGAATATTCTTTACATAATGTTGTAGATAATAAACATATAAAAATTCTAGTACCTGGCAATGAATTTCCAACAGAGGCGAATACTTACGATATATTCGGTATTGAACTTGCCGATTTTGAGGTTCATATTACCGCAGATGAATTTGAATCCCATTTTGGTGCTGGAAAAACTCCAAGAAATAAGGACTATATGTTTATTCCTATCATGAATAGAATGTATGAAATTAGTTCAGTTTCTTTGGCAGACGAATTTAATATGACAAATTCATATTGGAGAGTAAAGCTTGTAAAATATCAAGACAGAAGCGATGTTATCAAAGGAGAATTCGATATTGCAACAGATTCACTTACAACCGGTATTGAAGAAATATTTGGCGAAAAAATAAAAGAAGAATATGTTAAAACGTCTAAGCCTGAACAATTTCAAACAGTAGTTTCTGTTTATCGAGATGGTATTAGAGAGTTTGCAAATAAATCTTTAAAAATTGTTGACTATGATTTAAAGAATAGATGGACTGTAGTTAGTAAAAACCACTATGATTTTACTAAAATGCAATTAAATGACATAGCATTATTTTATGCAACTCCATCAAAACTTGAACCTGGAAAAAATGCAGCTTTTACTGGTTGGTTTTCTCCTCAATTTAATTTGGCATCTTCAAATATTAATGATTATTACCTATTCGGTGACAACGACGCAATTACCGGTTTTAAATTAAGTTTAAGTAATACTAAATTTAAATTAAGTGTTAATGGTGCTATTGAAGAATTTACCCATGGAATTACATTTAGCAAAAATAAATGGTATGCATATGTTGTAAATATTAACAATCAATTTTTACAATTGGAGGTTTCAATTTACAGCCTAGACCCTAATAGTAATATTACAACAACATCAGGGGGAAACATAGTACTTCCTCAATCTTCTTCAAATAACTTGATTTTAGAGTTTAAAGAAAATAAATTAATGCCATATAATATTGCATGGGAGTCTTCTTCTAACTATACGTTAAGGGCAAATGACATGTATATGACTAATATTAGAATGTTTAATACTCCAATCGAGTTAGAACAACATTCAAATGTATTAAACCAATATGTTGTTAGAGATAATCAATTGGCAATTATAATAGATAATGCAATTCCATCGCTAGGATTTCAGAAATTTGCTAACGCTAGATAATTTAGATAAATATAATATCTAATAAAACTAGAAAATATGTCAGAAAAGAAGGGAATAAAAGAACAGGCCGAGGATATAAGAAAAGACCTTGATGAATTGATTGGACTTGATACATCAAAGGAAATTTCAGATGTTATAGAAACAGATCCACAACTTCCAGCAAAAAGACCTGAGGTATATATGTCTTTTAGTGAACTAAAAGAAAGTTCAACAAAAAAGGCAAAGAAAACAATTTCAGCACTAATGAAATTTTATCTTGACTCAGATATCATTGAAAAGGATGAATATATCCAGGCAAAAAAGAAGATGGACGAAATGACAATGAGTTCATTAGTCTATCAATTACAGGCTGGAGAGCGAGCACTTACAACCCTGTTAGAAGCTATTGAAGATGGAGAAGTTGCACCAAGAATGTTTGAAGTTCTTGCAACCCTACAAAAATCAATGCTAGATATTATTAAATCTCAAACAATGTATCTAATGGCAACTGAGGAAAGTACCAAAAGAATCGCAAGAGATATTGAAATCTACAAAAAGAGAGATGATATTAGAGAAATTCAAGAGGCAGGTGGTGAAATTACATCAGGTAATACTCAACGAGGAACCAAGGATTTAATGCGAATGATTAGGGCCGGTATCGATGACAGTGAAAACGATATACAGGACGTAGAAATATCAGAATAATATGGCAAACGATAATTATATTGGAGATAATAGATGGATTCCCTCAGGAGAATCTGACAAGGACTCACAAAAACTTGTATGGTCAACAAAAACCGTTAATGATTTAATAGTTGCACTGGACAAAGGATATAGACCCCAGGTAAGTATGCCTTTTTATGAGGGTAAACAGTTTTTGCGCAAGGGAAACATTGTATTTGAGTATACTGATGAGGAAATTCAAGAAATAGCAAAATGTGCAAATGACATTGTATACTTTGCAGAAAAGTATGCAGTAGTAATGACGGATAATGGTATTCAAAAAGTTAAACTTAGAGAATATCAAAAACAATTACTTAGGGATTTTCAAAATAATAGATTTAATATCGTGCTCGCCTCGAGGCAAATGGGAAAAACGGTGACTGCCTCGATTTTTAATGCATGGTATCTTACATTTAATTATGACAAAACTACTCTACTACTTGCGAATAAATCTGAATCTACAAAGGAGATTATTGACAAGGCAAAGGTAGTTATTGAAAACTTACCATTTTTCATGAAACCAGGAATTATTAAATATGACGTTATGAACGTTAGATCCGATAATGGTTGTCGTTTGGTTGGACAATCAACAACCGCAAAATCAGGTATTGGTTTTACAATTCATAACTTATACTTAGATGAGTTTGCCCACATTCACCCAACGATCGTGGATTCATTTTATGAAAACGTTTATCCTACGCTTTCTGCGTCAAAGATTTCAAGAATCAATATTACTTCTACTCCAAATGGATTTAATAAGTTTTATGAAATTTATGCTGATGCTGAAAAGGGAAACAACGAATATAAAGCAACACGAATAGATTGGTGGCAGCATCCAGATCGAGATGATGCGTGGTATCAAAGAGAACTTGGAAACTTAGGTTCTGAGGATGCATTTAATAGACAATATGGAAATGAGTTTACAAGCTCTTCAAGTTTATTATTAAGCCCAGGAACCATGAAAAATATTAGAAAAAGTGCTAAGAAATTCATATACCATGACCTCGAAGATTTTGATAATATCCATATAGAAACAGAAGGATTTCTATCATTTGACCCGGATTTTGATATAGATGGTGCTGCAGATTCTGATAAATATTATTTATTTTCAGTGGATATTGCAGAAGGAAACGGAGGAGATTACTCAGTTATCAATGTATTTCAGGTAGAACCAATGGACGATAAATCTATTGAGAATTTTGTAAGTCCTGGTGCAATGTATGATTTTTTTAGATTAAACCAAGTTGCAGTGTTTAGAAGTAATGAACATCCAATTGAAGATTTTGCAAAGATTCTTTATACTCTTGCAATTGATGTATTTAACTCAGAAAACGTAAAGATGATTATCGAGTATAATACATATGGAAGTATCTTATTGCAGTATTTAAGTACTGTATTTCCAGGTAGAAATGATTTTGAAGATGAAATGGTATTACGATTTAAACATCGCCATGATTCTAGAGCCCTTAAGCCTGGTATTAGATTAAAATCAGATAACAAGTCGGTATTTTGTCAAAATTTTAAAAAGTTAATTGAAATGAACAAATTTAAAGTTAATGACATTATAACAGTACAGGAGGCAAGTTTATTTGGAACATTAAAAAATGGAAGCTATGGTGCTCAAATGGGAAATGACGATACAATTATGACATGTATAACCGCAACTGAATTTTTTGGAACCAGTGATTATGCAGATTATGTTGAGGAATTACTGGATTTAATAGAACCAGAAAAGCATCTTCTAATGGAAAGAATACTGTATAAAGACAATGACGTACAGGGAGATCTTCAATATGATATATATTATTTGTTTTAAAATAAGTAAATAATCACAATTAAAATAGATATATAATAAAAGAAAAAAAATATACTTAAAATTATGGCATTAAGTCCTCAATTATTGAATTTTAAGAGCTCAGGGGTTTATAGACTTGAGTTTGATAAATCTCAAACGGCGAATATTAACACCGAGACTCTTAGATTAGTAGTAGGTCACTCTAAAAAAGGACCATACAATACTCCAGTTTTAATTGATTCAACAGAAACATTTAATAATGTTTTTGGTTCAATTGATAAAGGATTAGAAAAAAAGGGAATGTTTTTCCACAGATCATGCTTGGAAGCTCTTACAAGAGGTCCTATTTTAGCATTGAACTTAGGTAAATTTACATCAGATATCGATTTAGCAAATTACCAATCAGTTTCTACAAATGGTTCTGTTGCTGGAAATTCAGCTTCATCTGGTTCTGCTGACTATGACAAATTTTTCGACAACGATAAATTTATGACACCATCTGATGCCGCTACATTAGACACTATTAACAATGGTGTAAATAACATATTGAATTTTGTTAACATTAAACAAGATTCTATTACGGTTATTGTAAGACAGGCAGCTTCTGTTAAAGAATTTGATTTAACAGCAAGAGAATGGTATGGTCAAGGAAACGTTCCAGAATATTTAAATGATTTTGACAAAATGTCAGATTTCATGGTTGACGTTTTTGTGTTTAAAGGAGAATTTGACGCTGCTCAAATGGCAAATGACCCAATCTATTCTGAATTTTTTACAGTAGATGGTTTAATCAAATCTAAATTAAATGAATTTGCAAACCTAAGACAAGTTAGCTTAATCGCACAATATACTGGTTCTGTTTTACCGGGATTTAAAGATTTAGAAGGTAGAAACTTATATGTTGAATCAATGATTAATGCAGAGGCAAGAAGAACAGGTTTATTCTGTGCTATTGATGAAGATGCTGTACTTGATGAAAACGGAACTAAAATAGATTTAGTTGGACATGTTGTTGATAATAACCAAGACTTTGAATTACTATCTCATGTGGTTGGCCAAGAAACACATGTACATCATCCAATTCAGTTAACAGGTGACGAATTAATCGATGTTACTGGAGATACTTTAACAATTGAAAATATTACTGAAGCAGAAGCTCAAAAGGCAGTTGAAGGTGAAGACTCATTGTTATCAAACGTTGGTGGAGAATACACGATAATCACAAATACTGAATGGATTGAAACTACTCCAGCCGATATAAATACACCAGTTGCTTTAGGAACCCTTACTATTCAATGCGATGGTAATATCTCAGCATCATATACTGCGTTAGAAGGTACAACTGAACAATTAGAATTTTTACATGTTTCAAATAGTAGAGTAACGCCATATATTTTCTCAGATTATAATGGAACTGTTACACCTGGAATTGTAGGAAGTACAAGCTTTGTTGTTACTTACCCAAGTGCACAAGCGCCTTCAACATTCCCAATTTCAATTGGAGATTATGTAGATTCAGCGACTGAAGATAGACTTGCAAGAGTAAATAGAATTTCAAAACAAATCGATGGAGTTTCTACGCTGTTTAGAATTTTTACAGATGTTGAACCTGCGTACGCGGATAGAATTATTAAATCTTTTGAAAATGCATCAAGCGCTTATAAAACATTTGTATTAGGAAAAGCTGAAATTAGCGTTAAAAATATTAGCGATTATTTATCAGTTCTTTCAGGTGGAAATGGAATATACAACGCATTAGTTGATAAAGACATTATCGATTTTAGATATGTTGTAGATACATTTACATCATACGATTTAAACGGAATTAATAACAAACATAATCTTTCACAATTAGCGAAAGATAGACAAAATGCTTCTGCTATTTTAAATGCGCCTACTGTTGAAGATTTCAAAAAATCAACAGATCCTTCATTTACAGATGAAAACGGAACATTTAATACTGCGTACGTAATTACAGGTGGTAATCAAGATAAAAATCCAACTAAAGTATATGCGTTGCCTAGCATTACTGCAGGTGCAAACTATGCATTTTACTATGGTCCTGGATTAATTGTATCAGATAATGGTAAGGATATTATTGTTCCGCCAGCTGCATACGTTTCAAATAACTTCTTAGACAAATATACAAGCGCCCTTCCATGGTCAATTGTAGCTGGTCCAAGACGTGGAGTTGTTGCAGGGGCTAATGTAAAAGGAGTTGAATATTCATTTGACAAAGCAGATAGAGATAACCTAGAGCCATTCGGAATCAATCCTATTGTATTCCAAAGAGGAACTGGATTAACTATCTTAGGAAATAAAACGGCACAACAATCTATTAAATCAGCACTTTCTTCAGCACATGTTAGAGAAGCACTTATTTATATTCAAGATGGTATGGCTAATATCTTAAAAGATTACGTATTTGAATTTAATAACGTACAAACAAGATTAGAAATTAAAACGCTTGCAGACGCTTTCATGGAAGGAGTTAAGCAAGACGGCGGTGTTTTCGAATATAGAAATATAATGGATAGCACAAACAACACTAACGAGGTTATCGATAATAACGTTGGAATCATCGATACATACGTAGAACCAGTTAAAGGTTTAGAAATTGTTGTACATAGAACTACAATCTTAAACACAGGTGAAATACAGTCTGGTAACTTAGGTTAATAAGATATATAAAAAAATAAAACATTAATAAACATGGCTTTACCACATTATTCACAAGATCAGACGTCTAGAAAAGGTAGAAACTTTGAACCAGTACAGGGTAACTTGTTTGAGGTTACAATTTTACCTCCATCTGGAGTATCTGATGCGCCTTTAATGCTTCAACACATTAATTCAATCTCAGGTTTGGATTTACATAAAGAAGTTTCGGCGATCGAACAAAAATATAAATTTGCTACCAGATCATTTGCTGGTATGCCTGATGGAACTGCGGTTGATGTAACAGTTAACTTTTCATTGAACTTAAACGAGGCTAATCAGGCTTACCTTTATAAATCAATGAGACAATGGTACCACAAACAATATGACCCACAAACAGGGGCAATGGGTCTTAAAAGAGACTATGTCGGAACTATTGTAATTGTACAATTTAATAGAGCTGGAGATATTTACAGAACTGTAACTTTAGAGGATTGTTTAATTACTTCTGGATTAGGTTTTACATCTGAGTTAAACTATGAAACAGCAGACGCCGCAACATTAGAAGTAACATGGAGATGTGACGTTTGGAAAGAGGACTTAGCATAATCATCTCATAATTTCATGATAGGGGATAATCACAAACTATCCCCTATTTTTATATGAAACAAAAACATAATATAATGATAATATAATATATCAATGGATAAACTTACAAAAAAGCTACAAGTACTTCTATCGGAAGACGAGGTATCTTTAATTAATAGAATTATTTTAAATGAAGCAATTGAAAATGGAGAAAGACCTATATCAATTTCTGCGTTTATTAGAGAAATAATTAGACGTGAAATAGAAAGCAAGGTAAACGATGACAAGCCTTTTGAAAAAATTGACATTAGAAAACTTAAAGACAAATAATTTATGAGTAACGAACACGAAAACGATTTAAATTTAGAGGAACAATATAAAAGTATTGTGCAATCTGATGAAAATGTAAATTTCAACGAAGAAGTACAAGAACCAGTTAATCTAGGTAAAGTTAATATGGATAGATTTGCCACACAACGGGCAGAAGGAGCAGATTTCCATCTGGGGTATCATGAAATTCCAACAGTTTCATTACCATCTGGTGGTATGTTTTACCCAGAAGGAACTGAAATTTCAATTCGTTCAGCAAAGGTAACAGAGGTAAGACACTTTTCAACAATTGATGAAACTAATGTATTGGATATTGATGAAAAATTAAATCAAATCGTTGAATCATGTGTTAGAATTACATGTGCATCAAAAAGATTATCTTATAAGGATATTTTAGAAGAGGATAGATTTTACATTATTCTTTCAATCAGAGAATTAACATTTCCTGAACCAGAATCAAGCTTAAAAATAGAACATTTAAGCAAGAAGGGTGAAAAACATCAAATTGAAATTAAAAAAGATTATTTTCAATATTTTAAAATTCCAGTAGAATTAGACAAATATTATGATAATGATGCTAAAACATTCTTGGTTGAAACCAAATCATTTGGAACAATTTCTTTAAGACCACCGGCAATAGGTGTTATGCAAAAAATTACTGCATATATTAAAGAAAAACAACAAAAAGGTGAAAAGGTTGATCAGTCTGTTTTACAGATTATACCGTATCTACATCATGATTGGAGGGGATTCAATGATAAAACATTATTTGATTTTGAAATTGAATTGAACGGATGGTCAAGTAAAAAATACAATTTAGTATATACATTGGCTGAAAAAATGAAAATAGGAATTCAGCCAAATATGCTAGTACAGTTAGGGGACGAGGAGGAAGAGGTTCCCATTAGCTTTCGTGACGGCATCAAATCTCTTTTCATTGTTCAAGATATCGCTGGAGAACTTCTTTAAGACTAAATTTCACATTTATCTTAAATTACATATTCAACCAAGCGAACTTGAGAATTTGGAATATTACGAATTCCATTACTTAGTGAAAGACTTAATAGAACATATTAAGGCGGAGAATAAACAGAATGAAGGGCAACAGGATGCTCAGTCTGGCATGATGAATAACATGAAAATGCCAAACATGAAAATGCCAAACATGAAAATGCCAAAACTATAAATAAAGAGTCCCAAGTGGACTCTTTATTTTTTAGATATATACTGCTAGATATACAATATTTAAAAATATAAAGTACAGGTGACCAATAACACAAAACAACTTTCAATATTAGCATCCCCATTACAGAGAATAGCTGACGCTAGCGAGGCATCTACTAATATATTAACTCAAATCCAACAGGTTGTTTTAAGTACAAATACATACGCGCTTGAAACAGTACAGGAACTTAAGAAACAAACATCAGTCCTATTAGATATTAAAAGCTTATTAAAGGGCCAAAATAAAACATTAGAAAGAGGAGTAGCTTCTAAGGGAGGCCCTGGTGGAGGAATGTTTACACCTATGTCAGCAAAGGATGTTGGATTAACTGCCCTGATGATAATAGGGGTTGCAGGCGCAATTGTTGGCGCCGCGGCTATATTTACACTAATACCCGTTATAACAATCCCACAATTGCTTACCGCGCTTGCAGTTGCAGGTGTATTTGCATTAATTGCACCACTATTTGTTAGAATAGCGGATACTCTTGCGAAAAATGCTAACATGTTGGCAGGAACTGGTAAGGCAGGAAATATAAATCCTGCAAAATCAAGTTCATTATTTGCACTAGCTGGTTCAACTGCACTTACATTAATGGCAATCGCAGGTTCTCTTGTATTATCTGCTGCTATATTTTCATTAATGCCAGTAATTAATCCTGCACAGCTATTAATGGCATTGGCAGTATCTGTTATTATGATACCTGCTGCCTTTGCATATTCAATGATACTTAAAGCAACCAAGGACATTAAACCTGAAGGATTAGTATTTGCAGCAATTGCGCTTCCATTGATGGCACTTGGTATTGTTGGAGTTGCTTATGCATTTATGTTAATGCCGAGTAATCCAGTTGCGCCAGATCCAATATGGGTTCTTAAATCTGCGTTTGCAATAGGTTTATATGCAGTTGGATTTTATTTTATAATGAAGGCAATTAAGGGCGCAGACATTAAAGAAATTATGTATGGTGCAATTGCAATTCCATTAATGGCACTTGGTATTTTAGGAGTTGCTGCTATTTTTAGTATGCTTCCTCCAGTTAACCCTATGATGGCTCCGGATCCTATATGGGTTCTTAAATCTGCATTTGCAATAGGACTTTTTGCAGTAGGATTTTATTTTATTATGAAAGCAATCAAAGGTGCAAGTATTCCTGAACTTATATACGGTGCTATTGCAATTCCATTAATGGCACTTGGAATTTTAGGAGTTGCATTTATTTTTCAAGCACTTTCAACAATAAGCAATTATATCGCACCAGACCCGTTATGGGTTTTAAAGGCAGGATTTGCTATATTAGTTTTTAGTA